TGATGATGAGTTTAATCCTTATAAAGAAAAAATTGAATCAAAATTAAAAAAATATATTATTAAAGAATCAATTAGAAGATGGTTTAGTCAAAAATTTTTTAAAGTTCAAGATTATTATCTCGATTTAAGAAATTTCATTAAACATTCAATATATTTAAGAAAAGAACTTTCTTTGGATTGTGATTCCTCAGATTTTAGTCTTGAATTATTTATGAAATCTTTACAGTTATTAAAAAATAATATGTTAAAGAATGGTTATAATTTAGAGGATGATAAGATTGAAGAAATTGATAGATTAATTAAACTTTTAAAAGATTTTGATTCTTTTGATTCAGATCCAGTAATTAGAATGGAGAATCGTCATAATCGATATAAAGAAGTATTTACATTACTGGAGGGATCTAAAAATTGTATAAATTCAGGAATTGAAACATGGTATTATTAATATGAATATGGATTATAGTAAATTTGCAATGTCTCGTGATGATATTTTAAGCGAGATTATTTTAAAATGTAAGCGCGAATTATATGAGCGTGCTCAACCATCTGCTAATTATGATGAATTACTTGAAAATTGGCGTAAAAGTGAGAATAGAGATAAGGAAAAGTATTTTGACAAATATTATCTATCTCAGAGCGAATTTAAGTATGTAGTAGAAAAATATGCAGAAAATTATGGTATAAAAAGTAAATTTAAGGATCATCTAGAATTATTAATTGCTAATATGAAAGATGGCACCATTAAAGATAAATGGATACCTGAACGTACTGATGAACATGGAACTCATCCTGGATATAGAGGATATGAAGATGTAGCTCCAATAAAGAAAATGATTGGTGAGGAAAATGCTCAATATGTAATTAATTATATTAACGATCGAATTAAGTTTTATAGTAGAGACCGTGACTATAACTCATTTACATTCAGTATTTACTTAAGTGATACTCCAACATCAAATTTAGAAACTGTTAAGGAGTATTGGAAATCTCAAGGAGTAGATTTAGATATTGATAAAAGAGCACACGATTCTGATTATTTCTGGTGTGAAGAGCATGGATATTTAGAGGATGAAGAAGAATATTCATCTGAATATAATATACAGGAAGAATCAGATAAGGATCTCTCAGATGAGGTCAAGTAATTCCAATGTAAATAGACAATTACTGATTAATATGGGAAAAACATTTAGAAATATTTCTTTTACAAAAAAGAAATCTAAAAAAGATTATACCTTTAATGAGGAAAATTTTAAAAAGTATAATCATAAAAATCTTAATATTAATAAATTACCTGAAGAATAATGTTGTTTATTAACCCTAATGTAATACCTCTAATCCAAGAACCTGGGTTGGAAGGTATTTTTAAACAAATTGCCTATTCTGGCCATATTTGTTATAAATCCGAAAGAGTTGGAGGTGAAAAAGAGTTTGTTGAAAGCCTAATTAAAAGGGGACATTTAAGTCCACTGGAACATGGTACTATTTATTTAGAAATTCCATATGATTCAGAATTTAATTATACTATTGGTAAATATACAGATAATAAATTTTCAAAGGTTAATGAAAATTATATAACAACTAATTATAGAGTAATTATAGAAAATGGATGGGATGATGATTTAAAATACTTAGTAAATCCAACAGACACTCATGAAAAAAGATATTCTTTTCACATTACCTGTTCTAGGGGTATTATGGATGAATTCGTAAGACACAGAGTATTTTCATTTAGCTGTGAATCAACAAGATACTGTAATTACTCTAAAAATAAATTTGGAAATGAATTAACTTTTATTTTACCCTATTGGTATGGATCTGCAACTTCTGAACAAAAAATTATGTTTGTTAATAGTTGTAAAAATGATGAACAAACTTATCTTAAATTAATAAACTTAACTTTAAAACCACAGGAAGCTCGTGAAGTTCTTCCGTTAAGTTTAAAATCAGAATTTGTTATGACTGGTTTTAAGTCTGATTGGGAACATTTCTTCAAACTTAGATGTGATTCTGCAGCCCATCCAGATGCACAATCAATAGCTAATAAAATTAAAACCTTATTAAAAGATGAATAAAAATAATAAAGATCTAAAGTTAACTCCAAATAGTTCTATAGTATTCAATACTTATGAAACTAACTGGTTGGGACAAAAAATAACTACTAAAACTATAATGTCCCCTGAATGTGTACAATTTTTCATATCTGATTCTGGAAATCCCAATCCCAAAAAATATGGACAAAATTCTTGGAAAAATATGGATAAATTGTCTAGACTAGTTGTAAATTTATTATATTCTGCAGACAATAAAAATTTTGAATATCAGATAGTACAATGAGTGAGAAGGATATTGAATCTTTAGTTAAACAATTTATTAATACTCCAAATATAATTGAGGATGGGGATAAGTATTTCTTATCTAAATATTATAATAATTATATAATCTATATAGATAAAGAAACCCGTGATTATAAAATGTATACCCCTGCCGGAAGAATTTCTAGAAAGAGTTGTTATGCATTTATAGGTCCAGATTTAGAATCATATAATATAAGATATGTTAAATCTAAATATTTATTTACTAAATATTTTAAATTAGATGTATCATTTAGATCTGTAGATAAAATCATTAGTAATTTAAACGATACTCAAATTAAGTTTATTACAGAACATAATCATTATAATTTTAATGGGGAATTGTTAGCATTAATTAATTTTAAATCTGTTAATTTTAAAGATTTTTTGCGAATATTATATAATCGAGCTATCCTATATGCGTTCGATGATTTAACTAATGTATCAATTAAAGAATTATTAGAGGTTCCTGTATACTCTGATGTTGGTGTTTTTCGTGATTATCTTAGAATGAGAAAAGAACTTAATAAGATTCTTGATATTAAATTTAAAAAATATCCAGATCCGAGAGATCTTTTTCTTGAGCATGATATGATTCTAAAACGATTTAATAGTTACTCAAAAGAAATCATAGAAATGCAAAATAAAGAGTTGAATGAACAATATAATAATGTTCGCACCAAACTTCTAAAATATGAATATATTGAGGATGATTATTCAATTATTGTTCCAAATAGTTTGTCAGAAATAACTAGAGAGGGAACGGAGTTATGTCACTGTGTTGGTTCTTATATAAATCAAATAGTTCAAGAAGATACTATTATTTTATTCTTAAGATATACTAAAGAGTTTGACAAACCTTTTTATACATTAAATCTTTCAAAGGATGGCTCAAAGATATTACAACTTCATGGAAAATATAATAGACTTTTGTATAAGGAATCTGATCATGATTCAATATATGATTTTATGAGTCAGTGGTGTAATTTACATAATATAATTTGTACTAATTTTAATATTTAATTATATGAATTTACAGGATATTAAAAATTTTAAAGCAAAGACCTCAAAAAAGGGTCCGGATTTTATGAAATTATTTTCATTAGTTAAATCAGGAGATATTGTTCCTATATTTGATGAAAAAGATAATGTAGTTGGATTTTCTCATTTACCTAAATCTCCTATTAGAGGTATAAAAACTAAAATAATTAATAATGTTACATTTAGAGGAGATACTGAAGAACAACTAAATGAGGATATGGAAAATTATGAATGGATGAAAACAGAATTTATAGATGTTTTCAGTCACGACGCAGTAATAAATGTTTTGAATTTATGCTTTAAATTAGTTAACGCAGATATAACTCCAGATACTATATTTCTTAATAAATTTGGAGCAGTATATTTCATTGTAGCTAAGGATCGAAAATTGTATGATGATAAGTATAATGCAATATGTATGATAAATGACGATGAGATTGATACATCGACATCTAATAAAGTTATAATAAATATGCTATTACTTAAATTTGAAACCCTAGAATGATTTCTGTTTATACTGATGGTGCCTATTCCTCTGATAGAAATATCGGAGGATGGGCATTTTATATACCTGAATGGAATATTAGAGTTGGCGGAAAAGCTGCTAATACAACCAATAATAGAATGGAATTAATGGCTGTTTTACAAGCTTTAAAATTTTTATCAGAATTAAATACCTTGGAACCCATTGTAATTTATTCTGATTCTATGTATGTTATAGGAGGATTAAATTTAAGTTGGAGTAAAGCTAAAAATTCTGATTTATGGTCAGATATTTCATTTATCTTAGATTTAATGATAAATAATATTACTTTTAAGCATGTAAAAGGACATGATTCTTGTAAAGAAAATTGCATTGTGGATAGTATAGCTGTTAAAATGACAAAATTATATGAATGAGAAATTAATGAAAATGCTTATTGCGGCACAGATTATAGGTGCTCAGAGTTTGAAATCAGATAATTTAGATATTGATGATGAGATAGTAAATAAAAAATTTGAGTTGATTACTAAATTAACTGATTTAATTTACGAAAAGTATGCGTGAATTTAAAATAGAAGAAGCTAATAATTCACATATTGTAACAAGAGACGGAAAGTCTGTTAGAATTATATGTACAGACCATTATCATAATAAATACGGTGGACCTATAATTGCCTTAGTAAAAGCTAAGGGATCTCGATATGAAGCTATAGTTCAGTATAATAGAAATGGTCAACAGGTAAACAGACTTCCTGAATATGATTTATTTATAGATGATTGATATTATTTTTAAGATTCTTATATCTATTTTATTAGGTGTTTTAATTGGTTTAGAACGAGAATCGTCGGGAAAAGCTGTTGGAACTAGAACAGTTTCTTTAATTATTCTAGGAAGCGCTTTATTTTCATATATGTCCATTAATTTACCTGGATGTGATTCTGCTAGAATTATTGCCCAAATTGTTTGTGGAGTGGGATTTTTAGGTGCTGGAGTATTGGTTAAGAATGGAAATAAAATAAGTGGATTAACTACTGCTGCAACTATTTGGGCAAGTGCTTCTATAGGTTGTTTAGTTGGAATATCCTGGTATAAGGAAGCTATTATAGCAACAATTTCTGTGTGTATTATAAATTTATTATTTAGTTATTTAAAATTTAAGTTATGATTACAAAAGAACATTTTGTTAATATATTATTGAATCATGTCAAATTTGAATTAGAGGTTCAAAAAATTGAAAAATTTTTTAATGTACAATTATTTGAAAGTAATCTATGTGATTCTGAAGCAAGATTATTTGACTCTACGATGGATTCAATTTTTACAGAAGATCAGAAGGATATTATATATGACACTATATATAGTATAAATTCTCCTTTTGATGATCCACAAACCCCCGAATCTAAATTAATTTCTTTAATAGAAGATTTGTATGAAGAAATTTTTTCAGAAACTAAATAAGATTATTAAAAGTACTATTCTTTGTATAAAGTATCCATTTTTATATCCGAGAAATAGATTTGATGATAAACATCACACCTATATTCTTAATAATCTGCTATACAAAATACGTAAGAAAGCAATCATGTCCTTTACGATTCAGAGGAAAGAGTTAACTGATAAAGATATTTGTTATAGCTTATATTATTTTGCTGAATATCAAATTTCATTACTAAAGGATTTAAATAAAATAGTTATTAAAGGCCCAATTGATATTAAAGAAGTAAATCTTTCTGAATTTATGAATGTGAATGATTATATTATTAAGGGTTTAGATGTGCAATTTTTAATAATGGGTACTCCAATAATTAGACTTTATACGGTATCTAAAAATAATATTCATACTATAAATTCAAAACAGGTTGATTTAATCTTAAATAGGAAATATAAATTGTTATATAATTTATTAGATTGGTTTAACAATTTTTTAGATAAAATATTTATATTACCTATATATACGGAATGGGATGCTGTCCCAGAGGGCTGGAGGATTGCTTTTGGAGATCAATATTTGCGGGATTTAAAGAATCAGCTAAAGAAAGATGGAATGCTTTATAGTTGGCGTATTCTCCAAATTAAGGAAAAGTTTGGAACACTCAGGTTATATTGCAATATGGGATCTGAAGATTTATATAAGTTAATTGATAAATATGAAGATTTATCTTGGAATACATGTATAAATTGTGGTAAGCCTGCAACAAAAATTTCTAATGGATGGATAAGTCCCTATTGTGATGATTGTTTTCCAGAAACTTCTGAAATATATCAACAAAAAATTAAAAATAAATGGGAGGTAAATGATGATTTTTCATACTAAAGAAGATTTATTTAATGGGATAAAAAATGGATCAGCTAGTTTAGATGATCTTCAAGAGTTTTTACGAAATTACCGGAATAACATTATGTCCCGCCCTGACATAAATTCGGAATTAATTAATCAGGTAATATATGGTTTTATTGATGACAAAAAACTTGTTGATGGAATGCCTTTAAGTAAGATTAATGATTATTTAATTGACATAGATCATCCATTACTAGATCATACTGACTTCTATCAAAATCTTGATAAAATTGAGGAAAATGCACGAGATGTATGTCAATCGGCTTTAAATGAGTTCTATTCTGCGATGGATTTAAACGAACCATTTGATGGTTGTCGAGTTAGTTCTGGGACATTTACAGCTCACGTTTATACTGAGGATAACCAATTAATTTTAGAATTAATCTTTACACCGAATATGACCTCTACAAGTATCGAATTAAATACAATTAAAGATGCCGAAAACTAAAAAATTATTTGATTGGGAAGTTTTTGAAAATGGAGAATTAATTGATATTATTTCTATGACCCGAAATACTTCTAAAGTATATAAAGAAAAATTTCCCAATAGAGAAATATTTGAAATAGGCTATACAAATAATGAATGATGAAACACTTCATGTAACATTAATCCAAAAACAAGAAGGAATTTATACTATATATGTATTTAAAAAAGATTCTGGTGAATATATTATGTGTACCAAACTGCCGAATTGGGGAGTTTATAATATTAATCCCGGAGATAGTGGATTTTTAACCGTTACTTATGCTATTGCTGGGCAAGAATATTATGAACGTTCCACAAATCAAAAGAAGACATATAGATTTGATCAGATCTATTTTAAAGAGTTTGTTAAAGATTTAGATAATATTAAAGATATAATTTTATAGATAATTATAAAGATAATTTAAAATATAAAAACAGTGAGTTCTTTAGAAAATTATATTTGGAAGAAAGATAGATATGGAACTGAACAAGATGAGTGTCGTCTTATAGATATGTCCCAAGAAGAATTACAAAAAGCATATGATCATTGTAAACATATGTTATATAATTCTGACTCAAAAAATCCTGGTAGAATGGTTATTTTAGATAAAATAGATGAACAAATTCGTGATTGCAATGCTGAATTAGCTTTACGATGGTTAAAATCTATTACTGATAGTGATGGAAAATTTATTAATTCTGATATTAGTATTTTAATTGATTTAAGAGAATTATTGAAAAATAAATCCTTAAGCCTAAATACTAAGTATTCAGAAATTGCTGAAATTCCAACTGATTATAAAAATGTTACTATTGAACAACTAATTAATCATGCGAGAGATATAAAGTATTTTGATTATTCCAAAATTACTTTAGCTTTTATTTATAGGCTGGGAATATATTTTACGCCTAAAGAGTTGGATGAAATGAATTATTTTACTGTTGGACATACTATTAATGAAAAATTTGATGTTCTTAAAGCTCAACTAGGCTTAGCTGATGACATAGTTTTACATTCTGATCCTAATGGATTATCTGAAAATGAATTTAGGGATATGATTCATTTGAAGAAAATGAAGGGATATAATAGATGTAAATATTCAAAGCTAACTACTGGACAATTAAAAACTCTTCAACAAAAGGTTTTATATGCTTTAGAAGAAGAGATAATTAAACAAATTAATGTTTGGAAAACGTTAATGGAACAAATTGAAGAAGTTGCAAATTTTAAACAATATATAATAAAATGATTACTTTTAAAGATGTTACAGATAAACTGACTAAAATATATGAGGAAAAAAATCACTTTTATGGAGATAGTTTTGAAAAAACTTATGCACAATTTGGATTAGTTTCAGCTGTTGTTAGAATAAATGATAAAGTTAATAGACTCAACTCTCTTACTGCACTTGGTGGAATATCAATTCCTAGGGAGGAGTCTATTGATGATACCTTATTAGATCTAGCAAACTATGCAATACTAACTTATTTAATTAGAAATAAAAACAATGATTTACCTTGTTAGTAAAGAACCGAAGTTATTTTCACCTGAAAATTATGAGATAATTTCAGTTGAAATGGCTTTAGAAATTTTGGAACCTATAAAAATCGTTGCGGCTGATACTGAAACTGAAGGTCTAGATCCATATACTAAAAGATTATTATCCGTTCAATTAGGTGATAGTGAAAATCAAGTTGTAATAGATTGCACAACTATAGATATTCAATTATTTAAAGAATACTTGGAGTCTGATAGAATTTTTATTTTCTGGAATGCTGCATTTGATTTAAAGTTCTTTTACCATCAAAGGATTGTAATTAAAAATGTATGGGATGGCTTTATAGCTGAAAAGCTATTATATCTTGGATATGGTGATCAACATGAATATAGTTTAAAAGCCGCAGGATATAATTATTTAGGAATAGAGCTAGATAAATCCGTTAGAGGTAAAATTATTACAGTGGGACTCACTGAAGAAGTTGTTATTTATGCTGCCAATGATATTAAATATGAATTGGATATTCGTGAAAAACAACTAGAGGAGCTGAAAAAGAAGGGATTAATAAACGCTATAGATTTTGAAAATAAGTTTACACCTGTTTTAGCTTATATTGAATATTGTGGTGTTAAGTTAGATGTTGACAAATGGAAAGAAAAGATGCGCCGTGATGAAGAGTCTCTACAAAAAGCTGAACAAGATTTAAATTCATTTGTTATAAATTTCTACAAAGAGCACTCAAAATCTAAAGGCAAAGTTTGTATATCAAAACTCATTCAAACTATTTGGTTTGATAGAGATACTGAATTTTATGATTATAACGATAAACCCCTCGAAGTTTCTAAAGTAAAACGAGCTGATGGATCTGGTATAGATATTATAGGTACTTTTGAATATAATTTTCCATATGTTTATAAGGATCTCCAAGGTGATTTATTTTCCGGATTTAATACAGATTATCAATGTAATATTAATTGGAATAGTGGTAAACAAGTAATTCCTCTATTTAAATTATTGGGAATTAATTGTGAAGTATTTGATCCGAAAACTAAGCAAACTAAAGAATCAATTGTTGAAAAAGTTTTAGCACCTCAGATTAAAGATTTTCCTATTCTTAAAATATATTTAGATTATAAAGGAGCACAAAAGTTAACTTCAACTTATGGGCAAAACTGGTTAGATGCTATCAATCCTGTTTCTGGAAGAATTCATGTAAATTTATTTCAATTAGGAACAGATACTGGCAGATTAAGTTCTGGTGGTCTTCCTTATAAATTAAATATTCAAAATCTTCCAAAAGATGTTTTTACTAGATCTTGTTTTATTTCAGAACCTGGTAATAGTTGGATATCTAGTGATTATGAGGGCCAAGAGTCCGTATTAATGGCATCAATTGCAAATGATGAAGTTATGTTAGACTTACTAAAATCTGGCAAAGATATGCATAGTTTCGTTGCCAAACTATCATGGCCTGAAATAATAGGAGATACTCCTTTGGAAGAGATTAAACCTAAATTTAAAGACATAAGACAAGATGCAAAAAGTGTTGAATTTGCTATTGCTTATGGTGGAAATGCTGTCACAATTTCCAAAAATAATGGAATTCCTATGGAGGAAGCCACTAAAATCTATGAAAATTACATGAACGGATTTAAAGGTGTTGCGGCATATCAAGCTTTTAGAAGAAAGGATTTTAAGAATAAGGGATATATTTTAATTAATTCATTAACTGGTCATAAAGTATTCTTTCCTGACTGGGATTATATTCAAACAGAATTAAATAAACGAAAATCTAAAGAGTTTTGGGAAGAGTATAGATTAGCAAAAGAAACCGGAGATAAAGATTTTTTAAAATCTTATAAAGAATTTAAAAAATTAATAGATGAGTTAGAAAAACAAAGTATTAATTATGTTATTCAGGGTAATGGTGCTTTATGTTTCAAATTATCATCTATAAAATTATTTAATTATTTAGTAAAAAATAATTTGTTATTTAAGGTTCTTTATTGTATACCAGTTCATGATGAAATTAATATAGAATGTCCATCTGAAATTAGTGAAGAAATGTCTAAAGTACTATTAAAATGTATGGAAGATGGTGCTGAGCCTTTTTGTACAAAACTTAAATTAACTGCCGATCCAGTTATTGGCGATCATTGGATTCATTAATATGCAAACAGTTTCAAAAACTATAAAATATTTAATGGGAATTTCTCCCTATTATGGTATATTCTGTGTTGGATTAAATAAAAGATTTGCAGATGAATATCCAACTCTTTGGGTATCTATGGATGGGATTAATTATAGCTTAAATATAAATAGAGAATATTGGAATTCTTTAACAAATAATCAAAGGATAGGTGGTATATGGCATGAGTTACTTCATATTGTTTTATTTCATCTTCCAGATTATCAACAATATATAGCTAAGTTTCCTGATGCTAAATTATTAAATATAGCTATGGATTTATCTGTTGAATCTTATATTCCAGAAATTTATTGGGATGAACAAGCTACTGCAGAGATATTATTTAGACAATTTAAAACACTTCCAAAATGTCAAAGTGTTGAATATTATTGGAATTTTTTAAAATCTCTACAGCAGTTTGATTCTTCTAAAGTTCCTGATCCTGATGGTGAATATTCAGGTCAATTATCAGAATTCAGTCAGAAATCTCAAGAACAACAAGATTATATTAAGAGTATTATATCTTCTAATAATTTACATCAATCTTGGAATGATATTTTATCAAGTGAGGAATGGGATAAAATCAAGGATTTAGTTAAAAACCAAGTAGAGTTTCAAATGAAAGAAACTGCTAAATCTTGTTCTAGAGGGATCTATCCATCTGAAATTGCTGATAAAATTAGAGAATTACTTTATCCAAAACCTCCAATATTTAACTGGAAAGCTTACTTTAGAAGGGTTTTGGGAATTTCTTTTGATATTTATAATAAAAAGACTAGAAGGAAAGAGTCTAAAAGATTCTCTGACAGTCCCGGATTAAAATTAAAGAAAAAACATAAAATTTTAGTCGGTATAGATACTTCTGGAAGTGTTAATTCTGAAGAATTTTCAGAGTTCTTTAATGAAATTAAGCACATTTATAAAGCAGGTGCTGAAGTGTATATTATAGAATGTGATACTAAAATTTCTGCACAATATGCTTATAAAGGAAAAACCCCAGAAGTTGTTCATGGGCGTGGTGGAACTAGTTTCTTGCCTGTAGTGGATTTTTACAATAAATCTGATTATACTACCTGTGTGTATTTTACAGATGGGTATGGCGATCAAGATGAATGTACACCCACTAAACCTATGATTTGGATAATAACTTCTAATGGAGCTCAAGGAGCAAAATATCCAGGAATGAAAATTTGTATACCTCAAAAAAAATAATTAATATGAATATAGAACAAGTAGAAAAAACATTAAATTATCTCTTAGATAATAATTTGAAATTAGTAGAACAAGGACTTGATAAGATCTCTGTTAATCTTTGTGGCAATGCTGGAATTGCTAAAACTAGTATAGTTAAACAATTAGCTGAAAAACGTAATGCTAAGTATGTAAGAATTAATTTAGCTGAATTAGAAGAAATTGGTGATTTAGTAGGAATTCCTCAAAAAGAGTATTTAATGGAAAAAGATGGAGATGAGCGTTGGGTGACTGAAAAAACTGTTCAACAATACTCTAGTATGGGATATACTCTATGTCCACATTGTTTGCCTCGCATGTCCTATGCTATTCCAGCATGGGTTCCAGATGGAGACGATGAAGTTGTTGTTTGTTTAGATGATTTTTTGAGAGGCTCTCCATTATTTCAACAAGCAATTATGTCATTAATTCAATTTGGTGAATATATTTCGTGGAGATTACCTAAAAAAGCACAACTTATATTAACTTCAAACCCATCTGATAATTATAATAATATGTCTGAACTTGATTCAGCTCAACAATCTAGAATGTTAACTTTAAATGTAGAATTTGATGTAAATTGTTGGGCTAAATGGGCTGAAGATAAGCTAAGGGGTGAATTTATAAACTTTGCTTTATATTCTCCAGAAATTTTTGAGCGTAGTCACGTAATTAATTCAAGGTCATATACTTTATTTGCCAATGCTTTATCTAGTATATCCGATTTATCCTCTATTGATGCTATGGAACTAGCACACTTACTTGCAATGGGTTCTTTTGGCGAAAATGGTGAATATGTTTCTGGTTTATATGTTCAATTTATTAATAATAAATTAGATAAACTTCCAAGTCCAAAAGAAATTCTTGAAGGTGATTATGAGCCACTTATTAAATCTTTAAAGGGTGCTTTATATACCTCAGGTGACTATCGTGCAGATATTGGAGGTTTGATTACAATTAGATTAATAAATTATATTGCAAATCATATTCCATCAGTTGAAGATAAGGCTAAATATAAAAAACTTTCTGAAAGACTTCTAAAATTGATTTCTTATTCGGAAGATAATTACCCATTTTTATTGGCCGATGATTTAGTTACAAAACTCATGCAAACCATTAATTCTATATATCCTAATGTAGGTAAAGAATTAATGAGTAATTCAATAATTAGAAAAAAGATTTCAATTATATGATAGTAATACCTAATATTAATTATTTTAGTAAAATTTATAATTTATCTGATAATTTTACACATACCACTGCGGTTGATACTGATTTTGATTGGTATTCAAGAGATCTCTTAGTTCGCCCATTAATATTAATGCATAAGGATGAATCTATAAATTTTAACGATAGTCCGATAGATGTTGGGGATAAGTTATTTTTTGGAGACAAGATTCCTTTTCCAGTTAGTAAACTTCATAAATTAACTAAAAGAGTAAAAAGAACCGTTAATATTAATAATTGTGATACATTAGTTATAGAAGATTCATATCTTCAGTTTGATAATTTTTCAAACTCCTATAAATATATTATTGCCATAGATCCAGAGAATTTCGCACATATAAATTTAAGTTGTCCTTATTGGGAAATTGACGAGAACCAATATAAACGTTATGAAGATCACTTTGGTGCAGATAATGTATATATAGTCAACTTTTTAAGAAAAGATATTGATTATAACAACTTATGTATTTTAGAACAATGTAAAAATAAAAAAATAGCATCTTTATCCAGCTTAAGTAGATTCTTAATTCCAGATTTAGATTCCTTAGATAAAGAGAATTTTGAATATTATTCAGCTTTATTAACATCGGATTCAGAAGATTCAGTGGCATTGGCTTTAGAAGCTTTAACTTACTACAATCTAGAGCCCTGGAAATCTCATCTGATTATAACTATGTTTAAAACGCCTATATTAAATAATATAGCTTATAAATATTTAAAATTTCAACTTGGAAATAGTTTAGATTTTACTACACGATTCTATAGAGCAAATGTTGATTATATCTTTAATGGAGGATATTATTCAAATGTAGTTTTTAATGTTATTAAAGGTTTTTATTCCGATCCAAATTCAAGTAAAGAGCTTATGGACAATACAAAAGAATTAATTAAGCAGAGAATCCTAACTATCATTCAGAATAATTCTGATATAATGGATGATTTAAATTTAATAAATTGTACAATAAGTATAGATGACCCGAACGGAACGTCAGATACAAGCAATTGAAAAATGGAAAGCATCAGGTTGTAGAGCGAGTTTTGTGATGCCCACCGGGTTTGGAAAGACTCGAACAGCATTAACAGCTGTTTCTAGAGTTATTTCTAAAAATCCATGGATGAAAGTTGTTATAGTTGTTCCAACTAAAGTTTTAAAAGATCAATGGGAAGAAAAATTGGATGAGAATAATATAAAAGCTGATATATTAATTATGAATACCGCAGCAAAGAAATTCTTTGATTGTGATTTTCTTATTATAGATGAATGTCAACATATTTCATCTACTGTATTAGCTAATATATTTCAAAATTGTTTTCCAAAGTTTATTTTAGGACTTACTGCTACGTATGAACGGTTAGATGGTTTAGAGAAATTTGTGTTAGATAAATATGCTCCTGTATGTGACACTGTTACAATGATGGAGGCTGAAGAAAATGGCTGGATTAGTCCTTATTATGAATATAAAGTTCTTTTGGATGTTGATTTAACTGAATATAATGAGGCTAATAAAACATTTATGAGTAATTTTGCATTTTTTGATTTTGTATGGGATGATTTTATGAATTGTGTAACTAATGCCATATTTAGAAATAAATATGCAAAGTACAAAGGTGTTTCTGTAAAAGATGTTACAGCTTGCGCTTTTGCATGTAATAGAGCTATGCAATTTAGAAAAAATTTTATATATAATCATCCAAAAAAGATTGAAATTGCAAAATTAATTTTAGAAAATAGAAAGGATTCAAAAGCCATCACATTTAATGGCAGTATTAAGCAATGTCAAGAATATGGATTTGGATATATTTTACATTCTAAGAAGTCTAAAAAAGAAAATGAGCAATTATTAGAAGAATTTTCTAAACAGACTTCTGGAGTCCTTCATACATCTAAAATGGCTGATGAGGGATTAGATATATCTGGATTAAATCTTGCCATAATAACAGGATTTAATTCTTCTCAAATTTCTAAAAGACAAAGACTTGGTAGAGTATTACGAGTTGAGCCAAATAAAAAATCTGAAGTATTTACATTAATTTTAAGAGGGACTCAAGAAGATAAGTGGTTTAAAAAATCAACTGAGGGTTTGTCTTATATTGAAATTAATGAAACTGAATTAATTAAAGTCTTAAATTATGAGCCTTTAATTAATAAACAAAAGCAAATTCAAAATGAAGAAAAAACATTCAGATTCTAAATGTTTAACTCCAGAAATGCAAAGAAATTTTTTGGCATTTTATGCAAGATTATCTACTTTTGATGCTAAACTATTCTATCTTATGTCTTTATGTAATACTTATTGCATAGAACCAATAACTGTAAACTTTTTTGCGCCGGTATGGTTTTACGATCGTTCTTTTGATGAAATAGTCAGGATTGCTGCACAGATATATCTAGCACAGGATCGTTTTAAATATATCACCATACCCTATAGGAAGCAACTAAAACAACTTAGACGTTATGGAACTATCTGGAAACCTGGTAAATATTTAAATAAACATTAATTTTAATATTAAAATGGTAAGTATTTAGTGGCGAAAGCATATAATTAAATACTGTTTGTACTTACCAATGAAATATTTAGAATTAAGTATTGAAAGAGAATTAGATTTCTTGATAAAATATGGATTAACTCCAAATGAACTTTTCACTATGAAGTTAATCTTTTATGCTCAAGATGAACATCCTGAGTTTTTATCAAGATTTTTTACTGAAACAAATCTTTTACCTTTAAGAGATATATTACAATCTTTACAAGATAAAGGAATTATAAATAAAAGTTATAAAATTCAAGATTTTGGTGAGGTATTCAATCCAAGAGATGTTGATTTTAATAAAAATATTTTAAAAAGTTTTCTACAGCATAGCAGTGAACTTGGAATGGATTTATTTATGAATTATCCAAGTAGTACTACTATTAATGGAAAAACTTTTAGTCTTAGGAATATCACTAAACTATATAAAAGTATAGATGATCTTAGTTTCAATTATGGTAAACTTATAAATTTTTCACCTGAAAAACATAAAGAAGTTTTAGAGTTATTGGAATGGGGTAAAGAAAATCATTTAATTCAGAGCGGTATATGTGATTTCATATCCTCTATGAAATGGTTAGATCTACAAGAATTAAAAGATAATGATATGGGAATTTTTAATACAAATACCCTTGTATGATTGTAGATAATTTATTCCATGATATAGTTCGGGGAAAGAATGGTCTTAATGCCGGATTAAGTTCGGGCATTGACAAGATAGATAAGATAACTTATGGTATTCAAAGAAAGTGGTTTACTACTATATTTGGAGATTCAGGCTCAGGTAAGAGTCAGCTCAGTTTATATACTGCTGTGTATTATCCATTTAAGCAATTAATGGAAAATCCAAGCTTAAATATAAACTGGCTAATTTTTAGTTTTGAGATGAGCTCAGAAGTACTACTAGCTAAACTATTATCTTTACATATATATGATGAATATCATCTAGTTGTACCCTATGAACATATTTTATCTTTAAGAGGCATTATTTCAGAACAAGAATATGTTTTAGTCATGAAGTCTAAACCATGGCTTGAAGAATTTGAAAAAAGATGCCAAATTATAGATAAACCAGTAACATCTAGAGCTCTTTACGGTATATGTAAGGAATGGAGTAGAAAATTTGGTAACTATAAAGAGATTGAGAGGACTGATGAATATTTAAAGGAAGACTATATTCCCAATGATCCACAACAATATTTAATTGTAATTGTGGATCATGTTAGTCTTCTTTCTTTAGATTCTGGACATACTAAAAAACAAGAAATTGATATGGCTTGTGAATATTTAATACATTTCAGGAATAAATGTAATTTTACTGTATATGTAGTTCAACAAGCTAATAGAAATTTCAAGTCTATGGACAGGCGACAAGGCGGCTATCAACTATTACAATTAGATGATGCAGCTGATTCATCAGGTCCTTCACAAGCTAGTGAAGTAGTTATTGGCATATTTCATCCATTCAGAGAACGTTTACCGACATGTGAAAAATATGATATAAGAAAACTGCAAGACCGATTTAGGTTATGCCAAGTCTTAAAACAAAGATTTGGTGTAGCTGATAGAAGTGTTGGTTGTGCTTTTTGGGGTGAGATTGGATATTGGAAAGATCTTCCCCTACCTAATGAAATTACAGATTATTCTCAATATTTAAATCCTTAAGATTATAAAACATTTTTATTTTAAAACATTACTATTATGAGTATCTTACCACAAACAAAAACCGTTAAAAAGACTGATGATCCTAAAAACTTGATTATATTTGGATTGCCTAAGGTAGGCAAGACTTCAAGTTTAGCAAAACTTCCAAATAATCTTATTATTGACCTTGAAGACGGAACTGATTATATTGAAGGTTTTGTATATAAAGCAAATAAAATCAAAGATTTATATGAAGTGTCACAAGCACTTCGTAATGAGGAACATCAGTTTAAATTTGTAACTATTGATACAATTACAGCCCTTGAAGAATTAGCTATTAAATTAGCTTGTAAAAACGAGGGTGTAGAATCTAAAGAGCAATTATTTAATCTTCCATATGGAAGAGGATATTCAGCTCATAGAGATGCGGTTAAAGAGATATTAAGCTGGTTTTATGGAATTGGTGTCAATGTAATTCTTACAGCGCACGTAAAAGACAAATCTTTGGCAGAAGGATCAACTGAACTTAACGTGAAGACACTAGATTTGGGAGGTAAACTCTCAAACATCCTTTCTGCAGACTCAGATGCTATCTGTTATGTTTATCGTGATGTTGAGAATGGTAATCTAATGGCTAACTTCGGTGATATGAATTCAGTTTTAACTGGAGCCAGATCAGCGCACTTAGCTGGTAAAACTATTTGTCTTGCTGAACGTAAACAATTAGAAAATGGAAATTATGATTTAATCACACATTGGGACACCATTTATCCAAGCTTAAATGAATAATCTTGAAAATTATGATGTTGAATTGTTGGAGAATAAATTGATTTTATCTCCAACAATTATTTCTTTATTAAATGCCCAGGTTGGAGATAGAATTGAGATAGAATATATCGAAAAAGATGGAGTAATTATTCCAATTATTATCAAATCACAAGCTGGGAATAAATTAACTAAAAGTAATACAGTATCTTTTAGGGGTAAAGCTAATGTAGATTTAGCTTCTTATGGAACTAAATTTAAGGCTGAATTAATAGATTCTATTATATGCTTATATGGAAATAATCCTGAGTATAAAATATATAATGGAGTTCAGTCTGCTTTGAAAAATATAGATAAATCAATAATAGAAAACACTAATTTTAACATTAACATTAATTCATTCACATTATGAACTTTAGTTTTGTAGAAAATGTAAAAGTATCTGCTCCTGTTTTGGAACCTAATAAAATTCACTCTGTAGTATTTAATGGCTGTGAAGCTCGTACAATTGAATCTGCCAAAGGTAAATATGATGTTTTGGATATTAAATTTTCCAATGCTGATGGACAATTTACCGACACAGTATTTGATCCGGGTGAAGATGTGGATACAGATGGTATGTTTGGAAAAAATCCATCTAATGTAAAAGCCTTGGCTGTAAAAGTTAAACATTTGTTGGATGCAGTGTGCCCAGAAAATTCTCCTAAAGTTTCACAACTTCAAGGTTCATGGCTGGAAATTCGTAATCAAATTATTGAACTTACTGCTCCAGGTATTGGTAAAGAGACTAAAATTAAATTATTAGGTCGAGAGCGTGCAGATCAAATGGGAAATAAATCTATTTATCCAGAATTTCCTGGATTCTTTGCTAAATATGATAGAAACGGAAATCTTTATTTAGCTACCAATTTTATTGGAAATTCTGTTTATTTTAAATCTTCTGAGTTAACTAAAATTAAAAATATGCAAACAGCTACACCAACTCCTATGGGTTCAGAAGAGTCTGGTAGTAAAACAGTAGATTATGATTTTTAATGAAATTTCCAGATTTAGAAACTAGGATAACAAAAGATTTTTTACTTTCTAAAAATTCTGAAGAAACTTATATGCAGACCTACTTAGGAGTCCCCGTAAAAAAGGGACTCCTAATAAGTCCACTTAGAAATGATAGAAGACCTACTGCGAGTTTTTATAGAAATAAAAATAATGAATTAATTTTTCATGATTTTGGAACTGGTTTTCATAGTAATTTTATAGGTGTTGTTATGTTTAAACATAATTGCACTTATCACGAAGCTTTAAAAATAATTGCTGAAGATTTTGGATATATTGAAAAGGAATCGAATAGACCCGAAGTTAAAATCAAGCAATCTAAAATTCAGATAGAAGAAAAACAAGAAACAATTATTCAAATAGAAAAACAAAATTTTCAAGATTATGAATTAAAGTGGTGGGAATCATTTGGAATACATAAAGAAACATTAGAAAAATTTAAAGTTTACTCTTGTAAATCTGTATTTTTAAATGGTACATATTTAGCATCATCATCTAAAAATAGTATGATTTTTGGATATTATTTTGGGAAACGTGGTGGAAATGAAATTTGGAGAATATATTTTCCACAAAGAAAACAATATAGATTCCTGAGTAATTCCGATAAATTAATTGTTCAAAATTCTTTAAATATTCCAAAGACTGGAGATCTATTAGTAATATGTAAATCTATGAAGGATTGTTTATTATTTTATGAATTAGGAATTCCGGCAATTGCCCCATGTAGTGAAGTTCAATTTGTATCAGATCAACAATTGGCTAGATTAAAATCTAGATTTAAAGTAATTGTTGTATGTTATGATAATGATATGACTGGAATACATTTTATGCGAAAAATAAAAAAGAAGCATCCAGAACTTCATTATTTTTTTATTCCTAGAAAATATGCTAAAGATCCCAGTGATTTTTGTAAAGCTTTCGGAATTGAAGAAACTAAAAAACAAGTTGAGTTATTAAAACAATATTATTTAAATGAAGAAAAATAAAAAAGAATTAGCCCAACTTGGTAAAAGAAATAAAAGGAAAGGCAACAGATTTGAACTTGAGGTTATTAAGAAACTGAAAGAAATTGGATATGCTGATTGTGTTTCTAGTAGAAATCAAGACAAGACTGCTGATGCTAATAAAGTAGATATTATAAGTAAAAGTTTACCTGTATTAATTCAATGTAAATATACAAAGAATACCCCAAATTATTTTGGAATTGAAAATGATTGTTTAGACAAATCTAAACCATTTACAATAATTTGGAAAAAATCAGGTGAAAATGGACATAATAGTCCTGGTACAGTAGCAATGATTCCTTTCGATTATTTTTTGACATTGCTATCGTCTGAGGGACGTTAAATATTACGATAAAAATAACAAAATGATAAACATAGAGAATGTAACTAGACCTAAAGGATTTGCTCCTTTTAGAAATATAAAAAGATATTATCATGAAAAATATGTGGAGCAATTTCTAATAGCCTCTTTAAAAGAAGGATTAATTGATGATTTTGAAAGTGAATATAGACTCTATATTCAAACAGCATTTGCTAAAAAGCAGGTATTTTTAGATTTCGTTATTAAGAAGGGGAATTCCATAGGATTCATAGAAGTCGATGGACCTCAACATTTTAAATACATAGAACAATTCCATAAAAACGGAATTTCCGATTTTATAAAGCAGCAAAACAGAGATAAAATTGTTAATAAATTCTGTTTAGAGCATGGAAAATTACTTAGATTACCTACAACCCTCGAAGATAATAAAGTTGATAAAAAATTAAAACTCTTTATTAATACATTATGCGAGGATTAGGTATTGTATGTGATTGCGATCAATGTATTGCTGACTTTTGTGGTGGTTTTGAAAAAGAATTCAATGTTTCTTATCAAGATTTAACTTCAGAAGAAATTACGCAGAAGGTTACAGATTTAAAATATAATTATAAATTTTGGGAAAATTTACCAAAACTAAATGATTTAGATTTTGAACCTTTAGCTTATTGTACTGCCCGAATAAATTCTAAATATACCACTAAAAAATGGCTCAAAAAGAATAATTTTCCAAATAGTCCTGTATATCAGGTGATGGGATATAAATTAAGTAAAGTCAGTCAATTAAAAAGAATTCCATTAAAAGATAATGAAATTAAGATATTTATAGATGATAGCTGGAAAAATGTGTCAGATGCCTTAAATGCAGGTATTCCAGCTTTTTTGTATAATACTCCATATAATCAGGATATTGACACGCCTCTTAGAATTATGGATTTAAAATTTAAAACTATTTGTCATGCTTATAGAAAATTTTATTTCTAATTCAACTGTTCAGGTTGTTGATGTTACTGGTGGAAAGATGCCTGATTCGGAATATTTTAAGATTCCAGCAATTAGTAATTCAAAATTAAGTTTACTTAATGCAGATCAGGGTGGGGATAAAGCTAAATATTTAGCAGGATTTCAACATGGCTTTAATAGTTCTCTTCTTTTGGGAACTTGTGTACATGGAAAGATATTATCCGAAGATGAAATATTAGTTAGTGATTATGAGGGAAAGCCTTCAGGTAAACTTGGTTATTTTATTGAGAAAGTTTATAAATATCGAAAACTTGGAGAATCTATAGAGTCCTCTATATCTAAGGCCTCTATTGACGCTGATTATTATAAGAATAAAATCACTCCAAAAATACTCAGAAATGCTTTACAAAAAGGTCTAGATTATTATATAAGATTATCACATGGGGAATTTGATGACCCAATAAAAGATGTATATGTTTTACCTAAAAAAGATTTAGAAACTTGTAACAGATGTGTAAAATCTATCAAGAATAATTTCTTTATAAAAAGAATTTTATCTGAAAATCTTATTCAAGAAAAGAAGTTTATGAATGAGTATGCATTTTTTGCAGATTTCTTAGTAACTCTCCCGGATAAATCCCAAATGACCTTAAAGTTAAAAGGCAAAGCCGATAGTATCGTAATAGATCCAGAGAAGAAAATAATATATTTAAATGATGTAAAAACTACTAGTAAACCTATTTATAATTTTATGGATAAAGTTATAAATGGACAAATAGTATCTGGAGTATTATCTCATCATCATTATTATAGACAATTTGCTCTATATATGTTATTTTTAAAATGGTATTGCGAGAAAACGTTACATTTAACAGGATATACTTATAGAGTTAATGTTTGGGCAGTAGAAACTACAGGGGAAAATAAAGCTGAAAACTTTCCAATCAATCAAGCTTGGTTAGATTTAGGTAAAAAAGAGTTAAAATCATTATTAATTCAAATAGCATTTTATCAATTATATGGCTGGGACAAAGACTACGAACAATATGTGCGAGACCTATGAAAGTAAATCAAACTTTTATATGATGAATTATTCCTTAGGCACACTAACTTCTGGAAGTTTTAAAGAAAAGTTAGAACTTATAGAATTGATATGTTATCTTACATTTCAATTACGCGAAAAAGATTCAAGTAAATATAAAAATACAAAAGATGTATTAGAGGAACTTTTTGGAAAAACTTTCACAGTTGGAAATGGTAAAGATGATTATTTTATAAATTTAAGTCTTTTATGTGATGATCTTTTATATCAAGTAATAACAGTTAATAAACCAGATAAATATAAAGATTTAGATAAAGTTGGTAATATAATTGCACAACGGATTAGAGAAATAACTGATCAGTGGTGCCCATTTTAATAGACATGAAATTACAAATTAAAGAATGTACTGGATTTACCAAAGAGGAGGCTTTTCAAGAGTTAAATTTTCACCCATGCCATGCTGCAATTCCAGGTACAAATTGTACACAGGCATGGACGAAGGCTGGAAGTCCTGTTCCTGGAACTAAAGACTTTTCAATTTTTGCTGCAGAACAATTAGCCGAAAAAACAAAAAATACCCCAGGTTTAGGATTATATGTTGTATTAAGCCCCCCAGTAAAGGATACAAGAATACGACCCTATAAAATATATAATAATATTGTAGAAAGTACTAGAGAGTGGACTTTTAATTATATGATTGTAGAGGCAAATATCTCTATGGAAACTTTTCCAGAAATAGATACAACTGATGATGGGGATATAATTAAAACATATTATGAAGAGCCTGATATTGTAGAATATGGGAAAATTATAAAATTTGTAGATAATAAGGCTGAAGCATTGTCGGAAATTAAGAGATTAACGGCAAAAAATCATAAAGATTATGCAATAATGGCTGTTAAAGTTCCAGATATAGTTCCTATTGCTGGTTATTCTATATATACACCATCAGCAGGAACTTGTGTAGGTAAGTATATAGCTTTTGGATTTGATAAGGAGGATTGATATGGAAGTAGTAATTATTTTAATGTTAATATTTAGTATTGGGGTTTTAATTAATATTGGAAATGATGTTAGAGGCCTCCTATCAGCATTAAAGAATGACTTTACTGAAGAATGGTTTTGTAATGATCCGGAAATAAATTCAGAATTAAATAAAAGACCCATTGTTCAAAATTTTTTCACAAAGCCTCAGTTATATAAAATTATAAATATTATAGCCCAAATTTATTCCTATTCTAAACTTATTATTTATTCTCTTACAATAATAGGATTAGATGTTATAGCAATATTATTTTATAAAGGTTTATGATTGAATTATTAAGTGAAGTATTAAAGGGGAAATCAACAATAATAAAAAACAAGCAGTATTTATCGTCAGAGTCTTATATTCAACCTTTTATAGATAGATTTAAGGATTTTGATGTTACAATTACATGTAATGTTAAACCTGCCAATCAATTATCTGTAACAGATAATATTACAGATATAGTATATAACAGGGTGCATATTCAAGTTGTTTTTAATTCACCTGGAACCTATGAAAATGTAATAGGAATGATTTATGGTTTAGATACTAGAATGCCTGTTGCAAAATTTTATAGAGGATTATTAGATTCAAATGGAAATTTCATTTCTTTTAATTCTGACGATTTGCAATGCCAAAAAATTGAAGAAGAATTAACATTAGACTATTCTTTTGTTGATGAATCTATAGACATGTTTAAAAATCAAGATAAGTGGAATAAACTAGCTTTAGATGAAATAGATGCTTTATCAAATTGTAGTGTTCCATATATGGAATTGACTCAATTGTTGGGAGAATGGGTTGATAAATCTCTATCATTAATTGATATTTCTGATTTTGGAAAGGTTAAATTAGCTACGTCTATTCCAATTAATGGATATAAATATTTAGTAAAAGATGTGTCAAGTCCTTATTTCACTGAGGTTGATACTAATAAATTTAATATTTATAGAGCATTGCTTCAAGCACTTTCAGATGAAGATGATATAATTAATATAATTGAAAAAACCTATTTAATAAATAAGCTTATAGGGCTATGACAGAACAAGAATTAAATGAATTTATAACTCAAATAACTTTAGGGCAATTTAACTCTGATAGATATGTATTAAATGTTTATAATGACGGATTATATATTAGAGATGTTGACCTAGACGTTATGGTTTATTTTACTTTATATGATAAGGATATAAATCCCTTTAAAAATATTTATAGGAGATTTAAATACGGAAGTGTTTATCTTGTTACAATAGATGATCCATATGAAATAATTCCAATTTCAAAAG